TCACAGACGCTTTATTTTGAAATACGTGTTTCCTTTGTTTTTCTGGTCCAGGAACAAATGTTTTTGATGGTTCAAATTTAAAATTAACTTTAAAAGATATTCCTGCAGAATCTAAAGATGTTAGACTAAACAATCTATCATTTGCGCTTCCAGTCTTACCCCATTCATATACATGGTGAAATGCTTTTGGCTTTGATCTTGCTTGTGAATCTATGTATTGCCCAAAATCTTTTTCTATTTGATTAAACACTACCTTTTTAAAAGTACTTTTAAACTTTTTGCTATTGCTTAATTTGGCAATTACATTTGCTTGATAATATAAGGCAGCAGAAATTTGTGCAATATTACTGTCTTGAATAATTCCCTTTGGGCTTTTGTTATACATTAATCTTTCAAGACCAGAAGCTGCTTGAAGCAGCATTACGTTAGATTCCAATTTGCTGATTCTCCGATCTCTTTAGAGAAGAATTATAACCAATTACTCTACCAAATGGATCTGTTATAGGACTACTTCCAATAACTTCAAATACTGTGGGTGTCTCTGATGGATAGTCCTGCTCTGTCCAAATTGATTTTCCGTCCCTGTCTTTAATGTTTGAAACCTTGTGCCTTAAAGATATTTTACTTTCGGTACGAACTTGAATATTTTGCTCATTTTTGTATTTGTTGGAAAATGATTGAGTATCTCCAGATCTAGAAGTTGAAGAATTACTTATAATGCTTTTTGCATAGCATGGAATTGTTGAATAATAAGACCATTCTTTTTTTATAGCACCAGTATCATCATCCTGAATATCTGTTTGTCTATAGATATCCAAGTTCATGGGCAACATGGACTGTATTAAATCTATCATTAAATTACTACCATATTACTTAAAACATATGAGCTTAGTAACTGGTCTGCGTAGGCATTTCCAGTTCCAGCATATGCGCTAGAGCTATATTCAAATTTCCAATCAAATGCTTGAACATTTTTTGCGTATTTGTTTCTCCAGATAGAATCTTTAGAAAAGTAATCTTTCATTAACTCAATACAAGCTTGGCTAACTTCTGTTGGAACCCTGTCCCATCCAAATTCACCATGAATTGTGTATCTAATATTTTTTCCAAATAAAGAACCTTCGCTATCATTAACGCTAGGTGGCACAAATCCATTTGCAGTATAAACTGCATTGTCTATTGAATTAGTTTTATCAATTCTAATTCCAAAACCAGTTTCTGAAATAATTGGATTAAATATCCAGTTGTTAACAGCAGGAACAGATTGATTGTCAATTAAAAGGATATCGTTAGAATACAGTTTATTTAGTTTATTTATTTTATAAGGTAATACTAATACGTCTGAGTCTGATCCGTATACTACTTCTACGTCTTGGTATAAATAAAACTCTTGACCTGTATGTCCTTCTATAATTTTTCTAGCATATCTCTCTGCAGATTGAATCTCTTGATAATTTTTATAATTTGGATCGCTAGGGTCTGATCCGAAATTTAGATCTTGCAAATGTTCATTAATGTTTATGTAAGGAGTGACTACATCAACATATGATGCATGGTACCCCTCTGTTCCAGAAATTAAATACGACCAAACTAGCTTGAAACTTCTATTTCTTTCCGTATAGTTAAAAGGCAATATGACTTGATACGATCCAGAATCTGTTTCTACGCTAGTGGCCGTAAGTGTTGTTAAGATTGTAGTTGGGGAAATGGCAGGGACTATAGAAGGATCCTCTGTAACATCGTAAACTTTTACTGTAACTGTGTCTGGACTGACAAGTTCAGACTCCCAATATATTTTGCTTTTTATTGGAGTCCTGCTATTTACATAAATCTCTGCCATTTTAAAAGGTTAAATTAACTGTAGAAGTCTTGAACTTCCCTTGGGGTAGCTAATCTAAAACCTTCCTCCTTATCAAAAATTTCTTGAGCAGCTTCTGCAGACATTGCAACGAATGGATGTTCTTTTGTAAAAGTAAATCCTAAAGCATCGTATCTGTAATTGTCTCTTTCCATCTTAACTAACAAAGAATTTGGATCTATTTCCTGATTTAAATCAAATCTTGGTAATACTTCAATTTCTTCTTTAGCTTCTTCAACATCTTTAATTGCTTTACTATACACTTCCCAGGTTACCCCGTCTTCTGTTAGCGCCGCAATAATGTCGGCTTTTCCTTTTAAATCACTTGCGTCTACGCCGAAGTCTTCGGCTGCCTGCTTTAATTCAGATAATTTCAATGTCTCGAATGACATATGTTCTCCTTTTGGTTAGGTCGTTTAATTATATCACTAGTAAATTCAAATGAAAAGCCCCCAAATTAAATTGGAGGCTTTTCTTTAGATAAATAGATTATTTCTTAATTAAGAAGCAACCTTAACATCTTTTACAACTACCCAAGCATCTGGTTGTTCGATTTGAACGCCAACTCGAGTATACATTGTGTACTCAATGGAGTCCTTACGAGGCCAGAAGAATCGGTAAACAGTTACATCACGCTTGATACCAATAACTACGTTATTTGGGAATGTCAAGTGGATATCTCCGTGTGAACCTGATGGGCTTGCATATGAACCTGTTTGTGTCTCAGGAAGAAGTGGTACCTCAACAATTGGAATACCAAATGCGAAAGGTGCTACATATCCTGCTGCTCCACCAAGTCCTGGTGTTGCACCACGGATAACGCTTGATGCGATATCTTGTGGGATTGTGTTGTTTGTTCCAATGCTGTTAGCATATAGGAAATCTTGGATTAGGTTTGAACCTGCCAAGAAGCGAAGGTCTCCACGACGTTGCATGTATTTACGTGGCATTGCTTTTAATGCCTTGTTAAATAGCTCACGAGAAACTCCAGCTCCAGCTCCAGCTACAACTCGACCATTGGCCTTAGCTTTAGCTACAACTCCTTGGAATGCCTTGTACAGAGGATCTGATCCGCTGCCGACACCATTAAGGATTACATCCTCAATGTCGTTTCCTGCTTGTGTTGCCATCAATCGTGCAATATGATCTTCTAGATCTGCACCCTCAATGTTGTCTTCTAGAGACTCAGTTGAAAGCTCCCAGTCTAGGCGCAATTTCTTTGTTGTCAAAGAAATCTTTGAGAAAGTAACTGCTGCGTTTTCTGCAGTGTTATCTCCTTCTGTTGCAAGTTTCATAAGCTTTTCGCCTACTGACATGCGGTCAATTTCTGCAGTGTCTGCTCTCATTCGAACGGTACGTGCGACTTTTCCAATTACGGTTGCATCGAACATATAGTCTAAGAAGCGAGCTGACTGTTCTGGGTTAAGTAAACCACCGTTTCCGTTTTCGGAACCAGCGTGTGTACCTGTACCACCAGTTGTGGACGCAAAAGTACCTGTTGCTGTTGTACCAGCTGCGATTGCTTTTTCTAATGTTTCATTGCTCATTATTTTATTTCTCCTTATTTCTTACTTTATTAGTTCGTTTACGGAACCGAGGAAAGAACCGTTCCATTTTGATTTTTGGACTTTTACTTCCCTAGACCCGCCAAGGTCTGAGGACTTTTTAATTGCAGTCTCTGATTCTACTGCATCGACACGCTTTTCTACTCCATCAATCGTGTTTCTGATGTTCTCAACAGTTTTGCTGAGCTCTGAGTGTTGTTCTGCCAACTCTGTAATTTTGCTTTCTACGCTTTTGCTTAAAATTTCAACTGCATTTTTAATAGTTGTAACTTGTGCTGCGTTTTCTTCTGAAGCTTTGTTTAGAGTTTCTGAGAAAAAGCCTTTTAAATCACCTAACATTTTTGCAAAATCAGGTTTTTCAACAACAATCTCATCAGAGATGTCTGTTGCTTTTTCAACGATTTCGGCAGAAGCATCTACTAATACGTCTTCTGTAATAGCTTTTTCAATTGTTGCTTCTGCAACAACTTCTACTTCTACTGCTGCGGTTTCTTCAACCACTGCGGTTTCTGTGTTTTCTGACACTTCATTACCTCCTTGTGCGTTTGCCTGTTTTGCGATTGTTTGTGTTTCAGGCAACGTTAATCTTGACTTCTTAAATGAAGCAAGAATCTTTTCTATTTCTTTTGCTTTGTTTATATCATCAGTTTCTACCCAGCCAATTAAGCTTGCTTGCTTGCCAGTTATTGGTGAATTGAATTCAGCG